CGTAAGTTCGAGGCTGAGATTGCCTCAGTTATCGAAGCAGGTGCGGGTGACCGTACCACTGCTCTTCGGTGGATGACTGAAGAGGATACCTTCTATCATTCCCAAGACATTGAGCATTGGGTATATAATCAGGGTATTCTATTTACCGATGTGGGTCGGGCTCTTGTCGAAGAGTTGAAGTCCATCGTCACGATTTCCGATTGGAGGGAGTAACTATGACTACTTTTGATTTTGGCAACGGTCCGGTCTCCGCCCACCAGCATTCTAATGGTGGTGGATGGGTTGCTGATACCGCCACTGTTTCTGAGAGCGTTTTTGTTGGACGCGAAGCTATGGTGTTTGATAACGCTGTGGTGTCTGGTGACGCTGTGGTGACTGGTAACGCTAGGGTGTATGGTAACGCTAAGGTGTTTGGTGACGCTTTGGTGTTTGATAACGCTGTGGTGTTTGATAACGCTGTGGTGTCTGGTGACGCTGTGGTGTCTGGTAAAGCTGTGGTGACTGGTAACGCTAAGGTGTTTTATGACGCTCAGGTGTTTGATTACGCTGTGGTGACTGGTGACGCTGTGGTGACTTGTAACGCTTTGGTGTATGGTTACGCTAGGGTGTCTGGTAACGCTATGGTGTATGGTGCCGTCGTGGTGTCTGGTGACGCTGTGGTGTCTGATAACGCTAGGGTGTCTGGTGACGCTGTGGTGACTTGTAACGCTAAGGTGTTTGATAACGCTTGGGTGTCTGGTAACGCTGTGGTGTCTGATAACGCTAGGGTGTCTGGTGACGCTGTGGTGACTGGTAACGCTAAGGTGTTTTATGACGCTTGGGTGTATGGTGACGCTATGGTGTCTGGTAACGTTAGGGTGTCTGGTAACGCTTGGGTGTTTGATGACGCTGTGGTGTCTGGTAACGCTAGGGTGTCTGGTAACGCTAGGGTGTCTGGTGACGCTGTGGTGACTGATGAATTGATTATCAAGTAATTAAATTTACCACTTCATCGGAATAAAGAATTTCATAATGGTTATAGGGTAGTTCTAGATAGTTTATATCGTTTCTACAAGTCATAGAACTGATAGGAACGATACCGTCATTTCTTTCAAGGTACCATGGTAAAGATCCTCTTGTTGTGATGATCTGAGTCCATGGTACCTTTATTTTTATGTTTCTAGATTTTGTTATGAATCGACTATACTTTCCGATATCCTTCAATAGATGAGAGCCAGGAAAAATCATCTTCATAAAGTCTGCCACGGCGACACCGGCATATGGAGTAGCAAGTGTCAATCCTTTCGTGACATTATGTGTTTGTGTTAGATATATTCCATAGATACCACCAAGACTATGACCAACAATCTGTATAGGTTCTTCAGTTGGAATCTGACTTCGTATTGAGATTAGATTTCTTCTGAATCCTAATGAACTGTCATAGTCAACAGTAATGTGATTCGCATCTATCTTTGATAGGATATATGACCAGGACTTTGATGTAGCATTAGCACCGTGTATAAAGACAATCATAGAGATTCCTAATATTTCATTTTCATATGAATTAATTCTAATTTAGCGTCTTCCGGAGAGATATCAAACCATTCTCCTTTTAGTCTTCTGTGAGATAATGTGTGATGTAATATACGTTCTGCTTCCATCATATCTTTTTTACTATCAAATTGTTCTGAATAAAAAACTTCAATTTTTTCTGAATTACCAGTTTGTATAGCTTTTAATCTTTTTTTTAAGTTATTGGTAAAACCAATTTTTACAGGACCGTTTTCTGGTCCGATGGCGTATACAAAAAAACTCATTGGTTTATATCCAAATCTTTTTCTGTTAACACATAAAACTCCCAGAGTCTATCTTTACAAAAACTAGACGCCGCTTTCCATTTTGCTTGATTTACAGCATAGGTAAAGACTTCGTTTATATATTTCTTTGTTTTTCTTTTTTGAACTTTTGGTTCTTTTTTTTGATACTCTGGTTTTATCTCTATCATAATCGTCTTAATACCACCATCTTTTTGTTTTACTTTAATAATAAAGTCTGGATAGTATCTATGAACTTTACCATCGACAGGGCTTCGATAAGGTACTATTATTTCTTCTGAAGACCACCAAATTACATTTTCATTTTTATCAAAATAAGACATACATCTTGCTTCCCAACTTGAACGGTATACTATATTCGATGGGTTGCCTTTATACTTCTTTGGGTTTTTTGGTTGAAACTTTCCTGAATATGCCATATAAATAATAAAAAGTGTTATAATAAGGATTATTTATATGGCAGATCTTAGATTACCATTAGACGTATCTGAGTACGACCAATTTATGATGTTTCGTATTTCTAAAAGTTACAAATACAAAAGAGAAGATTTTGATAAAAAGTTAGTTTATTGTACTGTCACCTTACCTTTACCGCAAAATCTAAGTACAAGTTGGCAAACGACCTGGAATGGTCAATCACTTGGACCAGTAGGAGCGGCGGCTGCTAGTAAGGCACCAGAATTAATAGGTGCGGTTCAACAAGCCGCGCAAGGAGACCGTGATGGTGCTATTAATAGACTTAAAAGTGTATTAGGAAATGAAGGACTAAGTTTAGATTCGGAAAGTCTAAAAGAAGTTGCTGGTAATCTTGCCTTATATTATGGTTCTGAATTAACAGCGAGTGCTGGAGGATTGCTTGCATCATCAGCTGGACCGGTCGGCGCTATATTGGGTGCTGGTTTAGGACAAGCAGTACAAGGAATTACTATTGGTGCTGGTATAGCTAGAAATCCATATCTAGCCGCTGCATTTGAAGGTGTAAACTTTAAAACACACAACTTTTCTTGGAATATAGTTCCAAAGAATGAAAAAGAAAGTGATATATTAAGAAGTATTATTAGCGCGTTTAGGAATGCTATGTTACCAGGAGTAAATAAATTGAAACATTTTTATGATTATCCTAAACAATTTGGTATCACTTTATCTGATAATAAGTATCTTTTTGATATTAAGACTTCTGTTTTGACAAGTTTTGATGTTAATTTTCATGGTAAAGGGGCACAATATCATTATCCAACAAACGCTCCTGTAGAAGTTACACTAAACGCTTCATTCTTAGAAACGGTTGTTCGTGTGTCTAACGACGAAAATTATGGTATAGCTAAGGCCCTCGGTGGTGGGTATATTAAATCTCCAGAAGAGCTCGAATTTTCAATACGACCCGCCGAACCTACTTTATCATTCTCTTCTGATACGGGCCCGAATTAATGGAACATTTAAATGTCTTTTTATTTTAATAACTTTCCAAAAATCTCATACGATTTGAAGTTTAAAAACAAATCTCAAATCGTAACAAATATCATGTTACGATATAAAATAGTAGAAACGATAAAAAAGAATCGTGGTTTTTATTATACTTATACTGTTCAAGAAGCGCAAAGACCGGATAATGTAGCGTTTGAATTATATGGACAATCTGATTTGAGTTGGTTTCTTTTACTTATTAATAATATGCATGATCCTATCTATGACTGGCCTTTAGGATATAGAGATTTCATATCTTATATTGAAAGTAGATATGGTAGTGTTCCTGCTGCTCAAAGTACAGTTCATGAATATAGAAAGATACTTAATCAACAAAAGGTTCTATTTGATGGAACAATTATACCAAAAAGAACATTGAAAGTTGATTTAACGACTTATAATACTTTATCTACCACAGTTAAAGAATCTATTAGTAAATATGATTATGAAGTAGAATTAAATGATAATAAAAGAAATATAATTTATGTTGATACAAATACTTTAGGAAGCGTACTTTCAGAATTATCGGATGTTTTTAGATAATGGCGGCACAACCAGAATTTTTAAATGAAAATATTGAAATAGAATTGGCTAGTCTATTAGGTTCAAACGGAACATCTATAGATGTTCGTTATAGTATCACAGATTTAGTTATACAAGAAAATATATTTTCTTATTGTATGAATGGTAGTGTTTCTATAATGGATGGTCTTGGTCTAATAGATAAGTTACCTATTATTGGAGATGAATTATTTACGATTCGTTTTAGATCTCCTGAATCTGGAAACATTTTTGTAACGAAAACGTTTTTTGTTTATTCTGTTTATAATAGAACTAAAGTTGATGATAAATTAGAACATTATACGCTTGGTTTAATATCTATTGAAGGTATGATTGATAGCTTAACAAATATAGACATTAATTTTGTAGGCAAGACTTATTCAGAAATCGTTAAAAATATCTTTGATTCTTATGTTCTAAAATCGAATATAAAATTTAGAGGTGTTAGATTAATAGATTATCCTAAATTTAAAAAAACACTATCAGCAGATAGTACTGATGGATTGCAATCAATTACAGTAAATGGTGAAAGACCTTTTGATTTTATTCAGAGATGTGTTGATAACTCTAGGTCAACAGAATATCCTGATTCGGATTTTGTCTTTTATGAAGATAGAGACGAATTTGTTTTCACACCTATAAGCTATCTCTTAGAACAAGACGTTGTAGAAACTTTTATAATGGGTGACCATGGTATCGAAGAAAGAACTTTAAATAAAGTAGATAATAATACCAGATATGAAACTATAAGTCAGTTTGAATATACAGGAGGTAATGATGTAATTAGAGGGTCTAGTGGTGGTAAATTTGGTAATCGAATTGATGTAATTGATCCTATAACAAAAAGATTTAAGTCGATAGTTAATAACTATCTGAATATTCAAAAAAGTAAAGATAAATTCAAGACTCTAGACAGAAATAATATCATTATAGATGAATCCATTTTCAAAGAAGATACAGGTCAATCAAACAAACAATATCATGTAGCAAGATTGTTCAACGATACATATCAAGAAATTGAATATATTAAAAATAGAATAACAGAAAAAAATGACAGGTTTATTTTTCATGCTGATACCGCTTACAAATCTTATGGTCGAAAAGCAATGAAATTTAATCTTTTAGATAATACTACATTGACAATAGCAGTTCCAGGAAATAGCAATCTACTTTGTGGTAAAACAGTAAATGTAAATATTCCAATTTCTTCTAGTTTAGAAGAAGATAAAATGAATCCGTATTCACATTTATTTGGAAATAAGAAAAATAATAAATTTCTAATCACTTCTCTAACTCATAACTTTATTGGCAATGAGGGTAGATATTTTACATATCTAACATTAGCTAAAGATAGTTATTTTGTTGATGTGAATAAAAAATACTCCGGTAGATACAAATAAGGAATATTATTATGGCTGTCTCAGATAAAGTTAAAAATAGTTATTTTGGTATGGATCTTATATGGTTTTTTGGTGTTGTCGAAGATCGAAAAGATCCATTAAAACTTGGGCGTGTCCGTGTCAGATGTTATACTTGGCATACAGACGATAAGAAGAAAATTCCAACTGAAGCATTACCTTGGGCTCAATGTGTTCAACCAGTCACTTCTGCTGCTACTAGTGGAATAGGAAGATCACCAACTGGTCTTGTAGAAGGCTCTTGGGTTTTTGGTTTCTTTATGGATGGCGAAGATGCACAGAAACCCATGGTCTTAGGTTCACTTGCTGGTATACCCACAGAATTATCAAATAAAGAAAAAGGATTTAATTCGCCCAATGGTTTATATCCAGATCTTCTAAAAGAACCGGATATTCCTCGTGCAGCTAGAGGTGAAAAAGAATCTAATCTATCTAATAAGAGTGCGGAAGATGTTGGTCTTATAACTGAATTAAAAGATAGACCTACTCGTGATACACATTATGAAACTAAAATTCTGAATAAAGTAAATGATGTCCACGAGGCCGTAGCACCAGAAGTAAATTCTATTGAAAATAAAGGCGGTGTAGATTATCCCGCAGATTTTCCAAAATGGAGTGAACCTAATCCTCGTTATGGTGGAGAGACACCAAAAGAATATTCTACAAAGAAAAGATCAGTCTATCCTTTGAATCATGTACATATTTCAGAATCTGGACATGTTACTGAGGTAGATGATACTCCCGGCGCTGAAAGAATTCATTCTTTTCATAAAACTGGTACCTTTGTAGAAACACAACACGACGGTACAAGGTCTACTAAAGTTGTAGGAGATGATTATGAAATTGTTGTAAAAAATAAAAAGGTCTTTATACAAGGTTCTATGACTGTTACAATCGTTGGTGATTGTAAATTAAAAGTGCAAGGAAATCACTATACAGAAGTTAGCGGTGACCAATTTGTTACCGTTCGTGGTGATCGTATTACTAAGATACAGGGAAGTGATATTAAAGAAGTATTTACAGACCAACAGACAAACATTGAAGGTAAAAAAGAAGAGCGGGTTGCTAAAGATAGAACTGAACTTATTCAAGGAAATCACGATGAAACTATTCAGAAAAACTATACACAGAAAGTAACAGAGAATAGTAATATACAGATAATGGAAGATTCTTATCAATTAATACGTGGTAGTCACAGTCTTATTAGTATTGGTCAGATGAATATAGCCACACTCGATAGTATTGATATAGCGGCAAGTGAGAAAGTAAAAATCCATTCAGAAAAAGAAATGGCTATTGATACTACAGCGGGTGATCTATCTATAATTTCAGGACTAACTGATGATAGTAAAGTAATTAATCTTAACCCAGTCCCTAAAACGCCAGCGGTATAAGGAGTAAATTATGTCTTGCGGTATAGATTTAGGATCAAATCTGGTAAAATCCTTGACAGGGGGACTTGTAACACAGGTAAAAGGTCTTATTAATACTGGCGCGGGTGCTTTGGCGACCAATATTAATGCATTAAAAATTTTAACAAATACACAATTAAATACTATAGCAAATAGTATTCTATCATCTCTACCATTACCAACTAGTCTGTTACCTGCTGCTAGTCTGATATCAGACATGACTGCTTTAATAGCATTGGCAAATAATCCAGCAGCATTTGCATCCCAAATTACAAATATTATTAAAACATATGGTGACATTCCTGGAGTAGATATACAGGGATTAGCAACAGACATTTTATCAGGAAAAATAAATCTTGATAATGTGTGTTCATTAGTACCCAATGTAGAAAAATTAATAACTGGCGAGATAGTAAAGAAAGGTATAATACCTGTACCACCAACCTTGCCCGTATTAAAACTACCTGAACCTCCCGAATTACCTAAGATAGAAACTGTTTTGGCTGGTGCAAAGATAGATCTAGAAGCAGGTTTAGCTGATTTATTCGGCGAAGATGATGATTTAGAAGGAGAATAACATGCCCGGTGTAGTTCGAACAAATCTGGATAGACATATTGGACATTTAAGTTTTTCACCAAATCCTTTTCATCAAACTAGATATGCTACTGGTTCGCCAGACACTTATGCTAATAACGAAAAGGCTGTTAGAATAGGAGATAAGACTTATTGTACAGATCCTGCTTTAGCAGGATCACCAAACGTGTTTGTAAATAATATAAAATGGCATAGACAAGGTGATGCTACTGCTGGACATTCATCATGGATTCCAAATAAAGCACAAACGGGATCAACTAATATATTTGCAAATGGAGGAGGATCTGGTACGGTCTCTGTAGGAAATACTGTAACTACAATAACAACAACTATAGGAGTTCATGGTATAGACTTAGTTGCTGTTGAAGTAGATTTTGAAGATACAACACAGATAGAAACTTATGGACTTGATCAAGCAGGCCCATCTGATCCGGCTAATTATCCCTAAAATCTAGAATAGGAATTCTAATGTTTGTACGAAATAAAGTATTAGTTTCACTTCATGTATTTTACTATATGCCTGATCATAGAGATTTAATACAAGAGTTTATGTGGCAAACAATGGATATAAAACCAAAATACCCAAGAGTGAATAAGTTTTTAAATTATTGGAAAGAAAACATTGAGGCTGTTATAGCAGACATAGAGATGATAGAAACAGAAAAAATATCCAAATACAAGTCTGTAGAAGATATCTTTAAATATTAATAATAAATATAAGAAAACAAGAGAAAAGATTATGGTATCAATAGCAACTTTTTCTGGAGCAAAAAATCCTTCGAGAACGACATCGCCTATAAACGATGTCATTTATTCTGATTTAGGATTAAATTTTATAGCTCATCCAGTAACAAAAAAAGTTACAGTATTAAAGAATGAAGATGCAATTAAAAGAGCGTTGAGAAATCTTATTCTAACAGACAGTGGTGAAAAGTTTTTCGAACCCCTATACGGTGGTAATATCAGAGCATTATTATTTGAGAATCTAGATCGAGTCACCGAAATAACGATTAAAGAGAACATTAAAGATACCGTAAGACAATTTGAACCAAGAGTAACAGTTGTCGATGTAGACGTTAATTCAAACAGAATAGACAACAATGCTATAACAATTAGTATAATATTTCGTATCAATGAATCACCTATATTATCAGAACTAGAATTTACAGTTGAAAGAATCCGATAATGGCCAGCAACAAATCAACATTAAATGTTTCTGAATTAAACTTTGATGATATTAAAACAAGTTTAAAGACATATCTACGAAGCCAAACTGAATTTTCAGACTACGATTTTGACAGTTCAACTTTGTCTATTTTATTGGATGTTTTAGCTTATAATACTTATCATAATTCATTCTATCTTAATATGGTTGGTAATGAAATGTTCCTTGATTCAGCGCAGTTAAGAAATAGTGTTGTATCTCGCGCAAAGATGTTAAACTATGTACCAAGATCTGCAAGAGGAGCTACGGCTGCATTATCTGCTGTTATAACACCCGATGATAGCCCTACCGGAGTTACTGTTCCTGCTAATACTCAATTTACATCTACTATAGATGGTATTGAATATACCTTTGTCACGTCAGGAGCAACAACAATGTCTCCTCAAGATAATGGTACATTTACTGGTACTCTTAATATCGTAGAAGGCACACCACTTCAACATAGATTTACTGTAAGTACTGCTAATCCTGTAAGATATATTCTACCTAACGAAAATACTGACACAACTAGTTTTACAGTTAGAATACAAGAATCATCATCTAACACAACAGTATCTACTTATAATCTTGCTGGTGATTTATCTTCTGTAAATAGTACTTCAAAAATATATTTTGTCCAAGAGAATGAAGACAATCTTTATGAAATTCAATTTGGTGATAGTATTTTTGGTAATAAACCCATAGATGGTAACATTATTATTGTAGACTATAGAATAACATCAGGTAATACTGTTAATGGTGCTAATACGTTTAGCGCACCAGAATCTCTTGCTGGATATTCAAACTTTACTATTACAACTACATCATCAGCCCAAGGCGGCGCACCACAAGAAACAATAGATTCTATTAAGTTTAATGCACCATTCAAATTCCAAGCACAAGATAGACTTGTAACCAAGCAAGATTATAAGAATATAATTTTATCTGAACAAGGCGATATTCAATCAATTAGTGTTTGGGGTGGCGAAGAAAATATACCTGCTGTATATGGTAAAGTTTTTATTGCTACTAAACCTCTATCTGGTGCAATTCTTTCAAATCAAAGAAAAGAAGCTATTAGAGCTTCATTGAAAACAAGAAATACTGTTTCTATAGACGTTGAAATGGTCGATGCTACTTATCTTTACATTAATCCAACGATTACTGTCAGATATAATCCTCAAACAACATCTTTGACAGCAGGTGAATTAAATACTATTATTCAGAATTCTCTAATTTCTTACGAATCAAATAATCTTGGAACTTTTGATCAAAAATTCTATCTATACAAAATGATAGAAACAATCAAAGATGTTAATTCCAGTTTTGTGTCTGTAGATGCTGATATTACAATTGAGAAAAGATTTATTCCACTAACTACAACAAATACATATCAATTAGTATTTAATCAAGCCGTATATCATCCACATGAAGGACATCTCAATGGTCTAGTGTCTACTTCTTCGTTTACTATAGATGGTATTAGTGGTCAAAAAATTGATGACAACGGGTATGGAATTTTAAGATCCTTTACTCAGACTCCTACAGGTAAAGTATATAGAAATAGAAATTTTGGTATTATAGACTATGACACTGGTCTAGTTACAATTAATAACACTTTAATTTCAGCGTATGATGGCGAATATCTTTCTGTGAAAGTTAAACCAAGAAACAAAAACATATTTGCTTCGCGTAATCAGATACTATTAATATCTGGAGCAACTATTAGTACAGTTGATGACAATACAAATAATATTACATCAACAGTAGGTACAGTAGCAACGGCTGGTGTTAGCACTACTATTAACACAGAAAATGCTATTGCAACTACCTCTTCTGGATTTACTTTTGCGGTCTAAAAATGGCTATTACTAAAAAAACATCCGCTCTTATAAGTCAACAGTTACCGGATTTTGTTCGGGATGAAGGTCCCAAACTGGAAGCCTTTATTAAGGCTTATTATGAATTCTTAGAACAAAGCAATAACTACATTGAAGTCAGTAAAAGTCTTCTTTCACGAGCAGATGTTGATACTACCGTAACAGATTATTTTCAATACTTTCGCGAAGAAATATATAAAAATATTCCAGACGACGCCGTAGTAGATAAGGCTCTTCTTGCGAAACATATTCGCGAGATGTATTATCAAAAAGGTAATGAGAAATCTTTTAAGTTTCTTTTCAGAGCTTTATATAACGAAGATTTAGAAGTATATTTTCCATCAGATAATATCTTGAGAACATCTGATGGTAGATGGAATCAACCTTCTATTGTCAGATTAACTAATGTATCTTCTAGCGATCTTGATAGTTTTTTGGGCCAATTAATTACAGGACAAAGCACTGGCGCTACTGGTAGAGTAGAAGAACAAATACAAACCATTGAACTCGGTTCTACTATTACTGAACTTGTAGTTTCTAATTGGAACAATATAGATTTTTCGGATGGTGAAGAAGTAGTATCAGATGTTACTAATACAAGAGGTTTTATCTATGCTACCTCTGGTAGTTTACAAGGCGTTACAATACAAGAAAAAACCATTTTAAGACCTAGAGGTTTTGGAGGTGGTGTTTTTCATCGTTCTAGTGATGTAGTTACATTTACGTCTGATACTGGTAGTGGTGCAAATGGTTATGTAATATCTACTAATGATAAATCTGCTATTAATGTTTCTATTATTTCAGGTGGTTCTGGTTATATTAATAATCTGCCAATTGTATTTACCGGTGGTAGTGGCAGTGGTGCAGAAGCAAAAATTACTTCTATTGGAAATACTTCTATTTTAAGTATTTGTCAAGACGTTATATCACCTATGAGTAATGTTATTTTAAACACCGGACCAACCTTTGTAAGTTTAGGTACTAATACCGCCGCTGTATCTGCTAATCTAGCCGCTGCTAATGTTTCTAGTTCTATAATTAATGGTTTGTTATTTCAGAATACAGAGACTGGTACAATTCAAACTATATCTATGATTAACTATGGAACCGGTTATAGTGTTTTACCAAGACCTTCTGTTAGATTAGCAAATGTAGCTAATGAAGGTCTAAAAGATCCTCATGATGGTGGAATATATGGTGATAACGCCGAACTATCGGCTGTATATCTACCAGGATCAATAACCGCCGTAGGAATTACAAATAAAGGTAGTTCTTATTCTAAGTTTGAAAATATTGGTATTGTAAACCAAACTAGAGCAGGCACTGTAAACGCTCTTGCTTCTCCAGTTGTTAGTGGTGTAGAAGTAAGAGAAGGTAAATATCTATCAACAAAAGGATTTATTAGTTGGGATCAATTTTTACAAAATGATTACTATCAAGAATTCAGTTATGTATTAAGATCCCAAAAATTTATTGATACATACAGACAGGTTGTAAATACTCTTTTACATCCTTCAGGAACAAAATTATTTGGTACAGTTTTAATTTCAAACGTTTTAAATGTAGATTCTAGTATTGTCTTTGATTCAACAATATTCATCAATTATGATGTAGGCACACCAAATTCAGCTTCAATCGCATCTCTAGTTGAACCTCCTTTCAATAGACATAGTGGTAGACTTTTCATATATAACTATACTACTTTGTCTCCATTTGTAGATCAACCAACTGTAGGTACAGGAGTGCCTACAACTATAGATGCTTTTGCTAATATTTCAATTACGGATTTAAATAGTAAGAAACTTGTTTTTGGTAACACTACACATTTTAGTTCTAATAGTGATAATAATAACGACGCAACACCAGGATATATAAGACAATTAACAGCTTCCCCAAATACGATTATTGGTAATGGAACAACCTTTACTACTTCGTTTAATGTTGGAGATGCTATATATGCTAGAAACGAGGCTAACGACGAATCAGTATTTGTGACGGTCGTATCTATTGCCAACGATACACACATGGTAACTAATGGATCATTGATACATATAGGTACCACATATTATCCTAATACATTATTTGCCCAAACCGCTACAAGTTCTTCTGGTTCAAGACTACATTATCCACGTCAAATTACTTCACAAATGGATATGATTATATTTAATTCTACCGGTGCTAATACAGATGGACAGTATGCTATAAACGTGGTTTCATCTACTAGTTCAGGAAACGTGGTGATGGCTTTAAGTTCGCCTTATGAAGGTGCAAATCTTTCTCAAGGAGTATTTTCTTGGATTAGTAGTGGCGCGCGATCAGGTCGTCAATTATAATATAAATAAATAAAACAAACTTAATAGAGAATATGAGACATGCCAGGAATCGTAACTTATAAATTTAGACTCAATAATGCGACTCAATTATATGAGTCTTTTACTGAGGCAGCAAATATTAACACAAGATATTATATGTTTTTGGGTAGAGCGCAGCCTTGGGGAACAAGTGATACCGTTGCGCCTACACCTACTGATACTATCCAAAACACAGATTTTAATGTCTGGCGAAATATGCTTGCTGTAAAAAGATGTACAGCAACAGATGTAAGATTTGTTACTACAAGATATACCTGGACTACAGGTACAGTATATACTCCATATTCTCATAGAAATACTTCTTTATACTCTAGTAATTTCTATGTTGTAACTTCATCTTATAATGTTTACAAATGCATTGATAATAATAATGGAGCAACTTCTACAGTTGAACCAACCGCTACTGGCACATCAACTTTTAAAACTTCTGATGGTTATAGTTGGAAGTTTATGTATAATATTACTGCATCCGATGTGTTGAAGTTTGTCACATCTTCTTATATTCCTGTAAAAACTCTTACATCTGACGATTCTTCTATTCAGTGGGATGTTCAACAAGCCGCAGTTAATGGTGCTGTAGAGTTTGTTAAACTTACTGCCAATGGTAGTGGATATCTATCAACGAATGGTACTTTTGCAGCAGTTACTAATTCAACAGTAGTTCAACTAGCATCACATTCTAGTGGTACAGATGACGTATATAATTATTCTTCATTATACATTAAGAGCGGTCTGGGTTCAGGTCAATTAAGAAGAATTGTAAATTATGTTGGCGCTACTAAAACAATAACTGTAAATGGCGCTTTTACCACAACACCAAATACAGAGTCACAATACTATATTGGTCCACGTGTTAGTGTGGTAGGTGATGGGACCGGGGCTTTAGCTTATGCTAATGTAACTCTACCTGCATTAGCTTCTTCTACAACAGGAAACTCCATCAATGGTATTGTTATTATCAATAAGGGATCTAATTATTCCAAATATGAAATAGTGATTGATGCTAACACTTCTCATGGTAGTGGTGCTACTGCAAATGGTAATATTGCTCCATATGGCGGACATGGATCTGATCCTGTTAAAGAATTAGGCGCTTATAATGTTATGTTGTCTGTTAAGTTTGATGGTTCTGAATCTAATACACTTTTCACAAACAACGACTTCCGTATTATTGGATTGATGTCAAATCCTAATCTAGCAAACGGAAATCAGGCAAATAGTACAGTATACGATATGACAACAAGACTTACTGTTACAAGTAAATCAGGATCTTTTAGCGCTGATGAAATTATTAGTGGTGGAACAAGTGGTGCTAAAGCAAGATTTGTAACTTTCTCGAATACTAATGCAACCGGAACTGCTGGTGTCGTAAGCGTTACTGGTCTAGATGGTGCATTTAGTACTAGTGAAACATTAACAGGAAATACTTCTTCTGTAACAGCTACTCTATCTTCTATAAATAAAAGAGATTTAAAAGACTTCGATGGTGATATTCTATATGTAGAAAATCGACTACCAATCTCTAGAGCTTCCGATCAATCAGAAGATATTAAACTTACCGTAAGATTTTAAGGTTGTGTAAAAAATGGCTAAATTAGAAACAAACTTTAATGTTTCACCTTATTTTGATGACTACGAAACTAGTGCTAAATTAAAAGACTATCATAGAATTTTATTTAAGCCTGGTCTTGCTGTCCAAACTCGTGAACTTACACAGCTTCAAACTATTCTACAAGAACAAGTAGCTAGATTTGGTGATAATATTTACAAAGACGGAACAGTTATCGATGGTTGTGATTTTCAATATGATGCTAACGTCGCTTTTGTAAAGTTAAGAGATAACGACTCAGGTGGTAACACAGTAACCGTTTCTACTTTTGCTAATGTTACAATACAAGGTGTAACTTCTGGAGTTCGCGCTAAAGTTATTGCTACTGCTTCTGGCGCAGAAGTCGATGCACCAGACTACAATACATTTATAGTTAAATATCTCGACGGTGGTACTGATAAAGTACATAAAACTTTTGATTTAAATGAAGAATTAGTATATCTACCTGCTGATGGTGGTTCTGGACAAAGAGCAAATACTATCTCTTCTGGTGCTTTTGGTTTTGGTAGTATTTTTCATACAGGTGACGGTATCATATTCCAAAAAGGTCATTTTATTAATGTAGACTCACAAGTAATTATTTTAGAAAAATATTCTACCACACCTTCTTATAAAGTTGGATTTAAGACTGTCGAAAGTATCGTAACATCAGTAACAGATACAACATTACTTGATAATGCCACTGGTTCTTATAACTATACGGCTCCAGGCGCAGACCGTTTAAAGCTAACACCTAATCTAGTAAAAAGAAGACTTACTGATACTTCTAATACAGAAAATCTATTACCATTATTTAAAGTGGAAAATGGTAACGTCCAGATTATTAAGAAAGATACTGAATTTAATAGTATTGCTCGTGAACTAGCAAAAAGAACTTACGAAGAATCTGGTAACTATCAGTTAAGACAAATTAATGCTCAAGTAAAAGAGCATTTAAATACTGGTTCAAACTTTGGTAGATTTTCCTCTGGTGAAGGCGGAGATAAGAATAAACTTGCCATTGGTATCGAACCGGGTATTGCATATATTCAAGGTTATCGTAATGAAACACTAACTACTGAGTACATTGAAACAACCAAAGCTATTACCACAAACACAGAAACATCACTCACCGTAACTACTAATTTTGGTAACTATGTTATTGTAAATGAATTGTGTGGCCCTTGGGATATGACACAATATTCTAGTGTAAGTCTTAGAGATACTGCTGGAACGGCTGTGTCTTCTGGCACACTTGGCGCGGCCGCGGCTGCTGGTTCAGAGATTGGTACAGCAAAAGTACGCGGTATTGAATGGGAATCTGGTTCTCAAGGAAATTATACAGCAAGATATAGATTATATCTATTTGATATAAAGATGACTGCATCTAACAAATCTTTTGGTGATGTTAGATCTCTTTATATTAATAATCCTAGTGGTCCTGATAGTTCAGCAGATACTGTATTAGAAACTGTTTCAATTGGTACAACAGGTGGTGGTAGCAGCGCCGCGACGGTAACAATTGCTGTATTAAAAGACGCTGATTTTAATAAGGGGATTTGGAAACTAGGCACTACAGCCACAAAACAGTTGAGCACCACTTCAGGTACTGTAAATGCTAGTTATGAATTCAAAGATAAAGCAAGTCTATCTTTCACAGGTGCAACAGGTACTGCTAGTCTAACATTAAGTGGTGTGCATCCTGGCGGTACAGAAGAATTACCTTTTGGTGTCGGCGCATTAAACGATTCAAATAAGAGAACTTTCACTCTTATGACTCAATCGACTATTAATGCTACTGCTGGATTTACTGGTAGTATTCAACATGGCGCGAATACATTAAATGGTATTGGCACAAACTTTAATACATTATTTACAGTAGGTGATTTTGTTACTATTGGTAATGCAAATAATTATGGTAGAATTGTAAGTATCGATAGTGCTAATACTCTTACAACTAATCCTACTATTGATGGTACTACAAACGACGACACACCACAGAATATATACAGAATTTACCCACAGGGACACATATTTGATCTAACAGAGAATGGTACTAATAATGGTAGTCCCACCGAAAGAACTGTAACTGTTACTTCTACGACTGAAGCAACCTTTGATTTACAAGAAGTATTTACTACAAACCCAACCATGACTCTTTTCTTTAATAATAAGAGAGAAACCGCTGTTGGTATAACTAAAACTGTTAGAAAAAATAGATTTATCAGACTTGATTTATCTACACATAGTGCAGGAATTGCTGGTCCATGGTCATTAGGTGTTGCAGACGCTTTTAATCTACGTGCGGTATATGTAGGTCCAACCTATAACACTCAAAATAGAAATCTAGTAAAAGAATTTCGTATTTGGAGAAACACTAATGACAACATTTATGGTACTTCAAGACTTCAGATAAAACCAACAAGTGATGTTGTACTAAAAACGACTGATAGAATTGTAGTAGAATTTGATTATTTCGAACACAACAGATCAGGTGGTATTGGATTTTCTAGTGTAGACTCTTATTCAATAGATCCCAATGAATCTACGGCTAATACTACTGCTATTACTACTCCTCAAATTCCAAGATTTTCTTCAACTACAACAAATCAAGTTTATGATTTGAGAGATAGTTTAGACTTCCGTCCTCGCGTAACGAGTGCTTCTAATACTAACTTAACTACATTAGTAAACTCGGCTGTTAATCCAGCAGAATCAACAACTCTTGATATTGATGGTACAAATGGTTCATATGTGCCTGTTCCAGATAAAAACTTCACATCTGATGTTGTTTACTATCTTCCAAGAGTTGATAGAGTCGTTATTGGTAAAAATGGTACAAAAAAGGTTGTCAAAGGTATTCCAGCAGTAAAAGCATATCCTCCAGCAGAACCAGCAGAGGTTATGACTATCGCCTTACTAAACATTCCTGCATATCCTTCCTTATCTTATGAAAACGCATTAACATATAAAGATCCTCAAACTGATTCACCAAGAGTAGATCTTGCTGTAAGAGTAAAACCATTCTTCCAGAGAAGATATACTATGCAAGATATCTCTGGGATTGAAAGTCGTATAGATAGACTAGAATATTATACTGCTCTTAATATTCTAGAAAAATCTGCAAGAGATTTAAATGTTCCTGATGGTAATGGTCTAGATAGATTTAAGAACGGTATATTTGTGGATTCCTTCTTTGGAACAGACAATTCTAATATTACTGATCCCGCTTATTCTATCTCTATGAATACTAAACTAGGTGAACTTATACCTAAGTATGATTTACAAAATATTGATATTGCTTATAATACAACACTATCAACGAATGTTACAAATAAAAATAAAGCGATTAGATTAGATCTTTCCTCTAATACTAACTCTTATCAAAATGATGATGTTGTATACTTAGGTAGTAGTTTTGGTTCAGCCACTGCTACTGGTACTGTAAGATCAGTAGTTTCCAATACTAGTAATGTAAGATTGTACTTGCATAATACAACAGGTACATTTACAGTATCTTCTACATTAAAAAGAAATGGTGATGCTGACACTGGTGTTATTTCTGCCGTTCAAACTTCACAACCAGGAGCTTTGTTAACCCTACCTTATACCAATGATATCTATATTGATCAACCATATGCATCTAAACTTATCAATCCAGTCGGAGAACTAACATTTAACTGGGTTGGTAATCTAAATCTTATTCCTGAAGCAGATCATTTCGTTGATACAACTACAGAACCTGATGTTCAGTTGGAAGTAGATATCGCAAGTAGTCTTCAAGGACTAGATGGATTTACTCAAGTTAGCGATATTGCTAGAGGTCCAGTAAATACAACTAGAGAAGTGCGTGGTGTTGCTCATGTAGACTTTACACCACCTGCGGGGTTAGACTTTGGTACTTTCGCCGACGCCCATAGTGCACTCGATGATGTTAAGGTTACATCTACACAAACAGAAACAATAACTAAAACTAGAATTAACGTAGAACCATTTACTAGAACACAAAGAACTGGCGCTTTTATCACAAGAACAGATATTGTTCCATTCATGAGATCTCGTGAAGTACAATTTACAGCAACTGGTTTAAGACCAAATACTCGCGTATATCCTTATTTTGATAATATTCTCGTGAATGATTACGTCAAACCAACTACAAAAGAGTATGCAAATACTGGTGCCTTTAAAGCGGCTCTGAATACAAACGCTAATGGTGCTGTATATGGTGTCTTTATTATTCCAAACAACGATACATTAAAGTTCCGAGTCGGTGAGCGTCCATTCAAACTACAAGATATCGCTAATACAACCACACAAGACGGAACTCAAACAACTAGTGCTACTAAAAACTTTATTTCTTCTGGTCTTGCTAGTAGTGAAAGAGGTATTGAACTTACTACTAGAGAAGCAAGAATTACTACAGATACAACTAGCGAAACAAATACAGTAACAATTAGTGAATTTGAAGGCTTACAACTACATAGAGATCCTGTAGCACAATCGTTTTCTATAGGAGATTTTGAATTCCAAAATCTAAACTTCACAGACAATAAGTTCGGTAATGGCGCAGATGGTATCTTTGTCTCTTGTATAGATTTGTATTTCGCTGAAAAAAGTACTACGGCTGGCATTGCTGTAGAAATTAGAGAAGTTGTAAATGGATCACCTACTGGTATTCGTGTACCATTTGGTTTCAAGAGAATTAATCCAGAAGATGTAAACGTTTCAAATGATGGTTCTCTTGTAACTCCATTCTATTTTGATGAACCGGTATATTTACGCGGTGATAAAGAGTATTGTTTTGTTGTCAAACCAGAAGGTTCAGATCCTAGTTATCGTCTTTGGATCGCAGAACTGGGTGGTATTGATACTGTAACGGGTGCGTTAATTGATCAACAACCCGCTGTTGGTGTTATGTTTACTTCTGCTAACGATAGAACATACACACCAAGACAAAATCAAGATATTTGTTTCACTATCTGGAGAGCAAACTTTGATACTACCGTAACTGGTAGCGTCGTATATACAAACGAAGATGATGAATATATGAATGCTACACAATTCTCTTCAACTAGATTCCAAATTGGTGAAAAAATTCGTGGTGAAAGTATTCTAAAAATGACTTCGAACACTGCTCCAATTGGTGTTAATGATACAGTAACTCTTGGTGCAAACACTGGTAAAGTTCGTAAGATTGTTTCAGCCAATAATACTCCATGGATTAAAGTTGATATGAAAGGTACTATTGCTGATGGTTCTACAATAACCTTTGCTAATGGTAGTGGATCTTTTACTGGTGTATTAAATACCTCGGTAGTGAATACTGCTACTGGTTTCGTACAATATTATTCAGCGGGTAGAAATTCAATCGTTGCTAATGGTTCAAGTGGTACATTTAGTTCAAATACAACCGCTGATGATGGTTTCTATCGTGGTCAAGTAACAAACGCCTCAGCACAAGTATATGGTTTAAAAGACTATAAGTATGATACATTAAAACCCATCATATCTTATATCAAATACAATCAGAGTGATGTAGTATGGACAGCTAATGTTACTTCTAATACATATGTTATTAGTCAAGCGCAAGATAGTGTAGAAGCTTTCATAGACAATGAATTCATTACGGGTGAAAAGATTATTGCTAGTAGAACAAACGAAGTAAATAATACTTCTTCTAAGAAGACTTTACGAATTACTGGTTCCTTAACATCTTCAACAAGTAGATTGTCACCAGTAGTTGATATTGGTCGTTCTAGATCAGCGATTGTTACTCATAATATTATTAATAATGTCAATACAAAAGAAATTATAAATCAAGGACTAGCTAATTCAAGATATATTTCTAAGAAGATTGTTCTTGCGGATGGTCAAGAAGCTGAAGATATTAAAGTAATCTTGACCGCTTACAAACCTTCTGGTACAGAAGTTGATGTATATTGTCGTATTCAAAATGCAGAAGATCCTGATGATTTCTCTGATAAACATTATACTAAACTAACTCAGACTACTTCTGCAAATACAATCTCTAGTAGAGTGAATACTTTTGATTATAGAGAATTTGAATATGGATTCCCAAGTGCTAATGCGAGTAATTTGGGTGCGTTTAAAAATAGTGGTAATAATGATGTTGTTAGATATCATAATGGTGATGGCGCTGCATTTGATACTTTCAAACATTTTTCCATTAAGATTGTTCTAAGATCTTCAGTAGGTTCTCATGTTGTACCAAGAGTGAGAGATTTAAGAGCTATAGCCTTACAGGTGTAAGATGACTTATGTGAAAGTAAAAGAACATGAAGGTATTGTAAGAGATACAAGAAGCAATGCTATTCTTAGTATAGATGACGCTGGATTAGCAGCTTATAAAGCGAGAAAGAAGCAGTTTCAGAAAGTAGATAATATGGAAGATAAGATTAAACACCTTGATGAACGACTAATAAATATTGAAAACTTATTAGCATCTTTAGCAGAGAAGTTGAATTAATGCCACAAAGACTTGCAAACGTAGAACTTACACAATCATTTAATGCTTGGAGAGTCCGTACAAACGATACAGTTGATTTTATCAATCAGCTTGCGAATACTACTGGAGTAGCGCAAGTAACATCCGCTAATGCTACTTTCACAAACATTATTACTTTAAGTGGAAATAGTACATTTTCTGGAAATGTTGTTACGTTTGCGGCTAGTGTAGTAAATACAAATATACTATCGTCAAATGTGAAAATTAGTGGTAATCTGACGATGACATCTACTGGTGCAGTTAAAGTACCATCTGGAACGACCGCACAAAGAGCCGCTCATAATAGTGTAGGACATTTTAGATATAATACATCTACTTCTACGTTTGAGGGTTATACTGTAAGTGGTTGGATACAGTTTCAGTCTATAGGTAGTGCTGTATCAAATAGTACGTTTCAGTCTGCATTAGCAAATACTAACGCTTATATTGCTACTAAAGTAAATACTACTACATTTAACTCTGCCCTTGCTAATACTAATTCTTATATTGCAACTACTGCGGCAACTGAAAGATCTTCACTAGCAAATACAAATGCTTATATTGCAGCAACTGCGGCAGCGGCTCCTGTTCTTGCTTCTAATAATAATTTCACTTCTACTAATCAATTCAGATTAGGTGCGCCAGTAAAAACAACTACATCAAATTCTTATTCATTACTTGCGGCTGATGCTGGTTTTTATCATCGTCTAGACTACGCTAATACAACAGCAAGTGGTTCTACTACAATTGGTATAACTATTCCTGCTAATTCTACAACTTCTATTCCTATTGGTTCTGAATATCTTTTTGTTCGGACTGGTTCTAACTCAGCATTTCAATTTTCTAATGCTGCTGGTGTTATTGTAAATAGTGATGGTGGTAAACTTCGTGTTAGAAATCAGTGGCAGACGGCGGTATGTAAAAAGGTAGATACAGATGAATGGGATTTAATAGGAAGTTTGAGTACATAAGATATGTCTATTAATACATTAGTTGGAAGATTTGGTGGATTTTCTGGTGTTGGTGGTGTGCAAGGATGGGTAAAAATTGTTCTTCTAGGAGAAGGTAGAACATTTTCGCCGGGCGCGCCAGCACCCACTTTAGATTATATGCAGGGTGGAACTACAGAATATGTTATGGATTTGCAAAATATTGCAGATCAAACACTTTCAATTAAAACAACACCAGCGGCGGCGGGTGGACCGGGGAGCCCCAGCAAGAACGGTGGTGCTGGTGGTCGTGGTATTATATTAGCTACATCAGCAGTTCCCACACCTGGCGCTTCAGTTCCAATTACCTTTCAACCAAATCTTCTTGCTGTTGTTGGGGGTTCAGGTGGCGAAGGCGGTACTGTAAGTGGGCTCGAACTCTCTTTTACTACAAGCACCGGTGGCGCTGGAGGTGGTACTGTGGGTCAAACACAACCCGGTGGCTCTGGAGGTGGTACACAAGCAGCCGGTGGTACTGGATCTGCTGGAGCAACACCAGGAAGTCCTGGTGCATATCTTGTAGGCGGCGCGGGTGGATCAGGATTTCCTGGGCCACCAAGCCCTGAAGGACCTAAAGGTGGTGGCGGCGGGGGCGGCGGTTACTTCGGTGGCGGTGGCGGCGGCGGCACTGCTGATCCTGGCTCGCCGCCGTACAACGGTAAAGGCGGTGGAGGTGGTTCTGGTTTTGCAAACACGACGCACCCATATCACTACTCAAGCAATACCGTTCAAGGAAGAACTAGATATTCACCAATATATTCTCTTGGTCCTGGTAATGCAAATGGTGCTGTGTTTGTCCAATTCAATGAAAGTATCAGTGAACTTAATGCAAACACTCAACCATATACAAATCTTAATATATCAAATGATACAGCACATACAATTACGTTTAATCCAGATGGAACATACAATTTTGTATAATACTACTACAAAAACTATAAAAATGAATATTGATGTACCTAATTAAATTCTATATAAATAGATAAAATAGATAATAGAGAAAAGATAAAGATATGTCTATACCAGTTTCTACATTGACCGGCTCTAACACCATCAATCAGATGATGTATAATGTCAATACTATTAAGGATTTGGCTGCAAATTCTGCTGGGTTTGTTGCAAATCCTGGTAGTTCTACAGACAATGCTGTTATGCGGTTTGATGGTACAAGCGGTGGATTAGCGCAAGATTCTTCTGTACTTATTGCAGACAACGGTACTCTCTCCGCAACGCAATCGGTCGACGCCGGCGTCACGTTCCTTACGCAAACCAACAATGGCACCGCTGGTGGCTCAGGACTAAAAATTACAGCACAGAGCGGGACATACGTTGGAAAATTCGATATCGCTGCTGCGGGAGCACTTGCACAGATTGGAACAGAAACCAATCATCCGTTAATCATTCTAACAAATAACACAGAACGTATGCGCATCGATAGCAGCGGCAACACCGGCATCGGAACGTCGTCTCCCGCCCAGTTCGTACATATAAACAGAGCTACTGTCGGTGACACCTCTAGCCTACTCGTTAGCAATCCAGACGGGACGGGAGGAGCTTCAGCCGCTCTAAAGTTGGGCGTTAGCCCCGAGGATAACAGCGTAGCGAAGTTTGCTATTATTCACGAAAGGTTCGCTGCGTACGGCGGTGGTGACACTTACTTCTGCAGCAACTATGATGCAGACGCGACCGAAGTTACGGACGCTGACGCTGTCTTGACTATCAAGGGCTCTACTGGTAACGTCGGTATCGGCACTTCTTCTCCTGATGGCAAGTTGCATGTTTTCAGTGGAAGCGCAGGAGCCGTTACAGCTTCTACCCTTGGTGATGATTTTGTGATTGAAAACACTGACAATATGGGTATGAGTTTACTAACAAATGATACTGGAAGTGGTTATATTTTTTGGGGTTCACCAAGTGATAACGATGCTGCATTCATTCGCGGTGCTTATAATTCTGGAAGTCCATATTTAGCCTTGGGTATTTCTGGAGCAGAGCGCGTTCGTATCGACAGCAGCGGAAAAGTTGGCATTGGATACAGTGTGCCCGACGCACAGCTACATGTTTTGGATAGTAATGGTGTTGGGTCTTCTGCCAATGACCAGCAAGTCAACGTAAATATTGAAGGTAGACCCGGCTCCAACGAGTCTCATTTTGAAATTAGTCAGCTTCGCACATCCGCAGGTTCTGACTGGACAACAGCTACGACACGACTGCAACAACGCATTGACTCAACTTATATGGGCTGGATGCAGTTTAATAACAGCGGTAATCAAGGCATTGCTTTTGGTACAGGCGCTTCTGGAACTCCAGAAGGTGTACCAGAACGTATGCGTATCGTCGCCGACGGAAAAGTCGGCATCGGACGCACCCCAACAACAAACTTATTAGAAGTAGCTGGCACGATCGAATCCACCAGTGGGGGCTTCAAATTCCCTGATGGTTCAACGCAAACAAGCGCGGCGTCTGCTGGTATAACAACAGGTAAAGCAATTGCAATGGCTATTGTCTTCGGTTAAAAAACTATAAATAATATAAATATGAGAAAGTTAGATATAGAGGAATAAAATGGCAAATCCAAATATCGTAAACGTTGCTAGGATCTTAGCAAACACTGTCACAGGCACATTCATATCCAGCAATACGGTGTTTGTTACAAATCCAGCTTCTAGTGGCGCTGTATATAAAATCAACTCTGTAACAGTTACAAATATCGATGGCGCAGCAAATGCGGATTTTGATTTGATTTTAAATAACCAGGGGTCTAATAACTTTATTATCAAAACTGTTGTGGTCCCTAGTGACGCCGCGTTAGTAGCAGTAGATAAAAATAGTGGTTTCTATATGTTAGAAAATTCAACAATTGGTGGAGCAGCTTCTGCCAACGACGATTTATCTTACACGATATCTTTCGAACAATTGTACGATTCTTAATAAGGAGGCTGTATAATGCCTCGTTACATAGGATATGAATTCACCGGTACTGCTAATTCTACTGTAATAACATTTCCCCCCGCTAGCGCTAGTGTCGCGCTATTGTTGAACATGGATGGCGCCGACACCTCCACATCGTTCCCCGATAACTCGATAAACCAGCACACGGTGACGGCGGTGGGGAACGCGCAAGTCGACACCGCTCAGAGTAAATTCGGCGGCGCATCCGGTGTGTTTGACGGCACGGGCGATTATCTTTCCGTTCCCGCGCATCCATCGTTCGATCTTGGAACGGGGGCGTTCACGGTCGAGTTTTGGGTAAGGTTTAACGCGACAACCAATTACCAGGGGCTTATAGGCTCCGCTGGATATTTCACCGTGGGCAAGAACGGAAATTGGCTGATACGCACGGACACCGGCCTTAATAACATTGTCTGGAACTCCTACAACGGTCAGACCGCCACCGCCCAGATTACTGGCACGATTGCGTTTTCAACAGCGACTTGGTATCACGTTGCCGTTGTTAGGAACGGCTCGACCATAACTATTTACGTTGACGGCGTTAGTAGGGGGTCCGGCACGGACAGCACGGATTTGCTCGACGGCGGCGACGGTGGATTGCGTATCGCTGAAGGGTTGTCCGCCAACGTCGAACTTAATGGCTATATAGATGATCTGAGGCTATCGGATGTCGCTAGATATACCACAAATTTCACGCCACCCACCTCCGCTTTCATTGGCGGAGTTCCTGATAGAAAATATAATTCTGGTGTCTGGTCGATTAATGGAACTGATGAAAGTAGTGTATATGGTAGAAGAATAGAGGGCAATTGGCTCACTACATTAAGAAATAACGCCGCGGCGCCCCCAAACACCATAGTCGCGGACGTTCTCATCGTCGGTGGCGGCGGCGGGGGCGGAGGGTTCTACTACGCCGGAGGTGGCGGCGCGGGAGGCATGCAGACGGTAACTGGTGTGGTGCTGGCCCCCGGCTCCCCCGTGCCAATCACCGTGGGCGCGGGCGGGGCTGCGGGAAGGGCGTCTGGCCCCCCGGCTTCGTCCCCGGATGTTATCGGCGGTTCTGGAGGAAATAGTGTGTGGGGGCACGGGCCCGCGCCGGTCACGTCTGCTGGTGGGGGCGGAGGAAGCGGAAATCCAGGCGCTCGGTCAACAGGCGTGCCGGGTGGATCCGGGGGCGGCGGTCCCATGTACGCTCCCACTGGCGGTGGCACCGGGGTCGCGGGGCAAGGGAACCCTGGGGGGCCGGGCGCGGGTTGGGCCGGCGGCGGGGCCATTGGCGGCGGCGGCGGGGGCGGCGGAAAAGCGGCCGCGGGCTCCGCGGGAACATTTGGTCCTTCTCCCGCAAACAGCGGCGGTCCTGGTGGCGCGGGTTCGCCCAACGATTACACGGGCTCGCCGGTCAACTACGCAGGCGGCGGGGGCGGCGGCGCAGGCGGGGATCCTAACTATGGCGTCGGCGGCACGGGTGGCGGCGGAGACGGCGGGAACCCGACGCCCGGGCCGGAAGTGGGGGCGACGAATACCGGCGGCGGCGGCGGCGGCGCGACCTCTCCCTCCACTCCTGGCGGCGCGGGGGGCTCGGGTAAAGTGGTTGTTCGATATCCCAAAAACGACCCCACCTATGGAAATGCTCCGGCGGACATATCGGGTGGGACCAAAACCCAAACTCCAACGCACTACATACACGAATTCAACTCAACCGGGACGTTCACGGTGCCCTGATGGCTCACTTAGCGGAATTGGATTAAAAGATGGCTCACTTTGCGGAAATAGATTCTGACGGGAATGTGGTCAATGTCATCGTCGTTGCGGACGAAGACACGCTCGACGTTTTTGGCGAGGAGAACGAAGATATTGGCATCGATTTTTGCCAGCGCGTCACGGGCAGCAAAAACACCTTCAAACAAACGTCGTTTAACATGAAGAACGGCGTTCATCGTCGAGGGAAATCTCCAAAGCGAGGCAACTTCGCTCGGGTGGGCGGGAAGTACGACGCCGCGGAAGATCTGTTTCTCGACAGCGACAAGCCGTACCCTTCGTGGGTGTTGGATAAAAAAATCGCGCGGTGGGTGCCGCCGAAAGGAATGCCGGATGAAGGTAATCCGGAACAGGGAACCTTCACTTGTAAAACCTGGAACGAACAGTTGAAAGTCTGGGAATGATACTCAAAGGCGCGATCACCGGTACGCCCCGTAGTGGAACCACGATATTCTCCGCCATGCTCAATCAGCACCCGGATTTGTACGTGCCGTTTCAGTCGCCCTTGGTGGAGTTGTTGTGGAGGCAATACGAACTCTACACGGACAGAAATTTTTCGATAGAGCTATCCTCCGTTGAAGTCAGACAGGGCATGTCTCAGTTTTTCCGAGGGACGGCGGACGCGTTCTTTCGATCCTGTAGCGCTAAGACTTTTGCGCTGGACAAAAGCGGGCACTGGAGCACGCTGGCCAATCGAAATATGTTCCTCGACGTGTTCGGGGAAGACTTACCGCTAATCTATGTCCGGCGGCCGTTCGCGGAAATAGAGCAATCGTTCCGAGACGCGTTGCCATCAACTATGGATGCACGAGAGGTGGATCAGTTCATCTCGAAGGCACGGGTTTTTGCTCAAACGACGGAGCTATCGCTGGCGATCCGCTCAAAAAGTTGGCTCGTGCTCGAATATGAGGATTGGATCCGCGAGCCGGAGAATACCCTGCGAGACGTAGAGACGTTCTTAGACCTCGCGCCGCATCGATATGATCTGTCCGCACCGAGCATAGACACCAGCGGTGCAAGCTACGTGCTAAATCACCGGAACCTTCACGAAGTGCGACCCATGATATGATTGGGCTCGATGGGCAAGGACTCGGGGCGATCAATAGCCCGGTCTGGTTTCAGTATCACCGCCGGTGGTTTTGGCCAGAACAGGTCATGGAACTTCGCCGATTGGCGAGAGACGTCTCGGAGGAAGAAGCATCTACCTCGGGTGGCGACGGCCCGGATGTTCGCAAGAACAAGGTGCGGTGGTTGTCTCGGGAGGAAGATTTTCGGTTTGTCCGCCCGATTCAAAATCACGTGTTTCGCGCGGCCGGTTGGGACGTCGATATCCGCGAGATCGAGCCCCTGCAATACACGATCTACCGGGAGACACAAGATCACTATACGTGGCACTCGGACGATTCAGGCGGATCTACCGCGGCCCCCACAGGGAACATTCGCAAGGTAACCTGTGTGGTGCAATTGTCCGATCCGGAAGATTACGACGGCTGCGAACTCGAACTGCTCACGATGCGTGACAATGAGCTTCGCCCCGTGCCAATATCCTTCCCGAAAGAGGCGGGGTCGATTGTCTGTTTCCCGTCGAACGCGATGCACCGAGTCACGCCCTTGACCCGCGGAAAACGGGAATCCCTGGTCTGCTGGTTCCGGGGTCCACCTTGGCGATAATTGTGGTATTGTTCCCCACGCTTCACTCGGGAATCCGTAGCCTTGGTTAAAATATTATTATATATAATGTGATGTGGTATAATTTTTAAATGGAGAAAATGAATGAAACTTCGTAATAGTGCTGGTGTATATTATTTTCAAAAGAAGAAATACCTAGCAGTAGATGACTTTGTAGACGCCGATGTCGCTAAAATTATCTCAGATGAATATGTTAAATTAGCAAAAGAAGATACTGAAAATAAACTAAACGACTCACAATGTCCCATCAACTCTAAGGCTTGGTATGGACAACCTATGTGTGAATATGTAATGGTTGATTGTCTTCCTAAAATGGAAGAACTTACAGGTTTAAAACTCTTACCCACATATACCTACATGCGTGTATATGGTCCTGGTGAAGAATTACGCTATCATTCTGATAGACCTTCTTGTGAAATCTCTGTTACAATCAATCTAGGACAATCTGGGAAGTTTGACTGGCCTATCTGGTATGCAGATCCAGATGACTTAACAGTAAGAATGCCTGTTTCTGTCCAACCTAAAGAAGCAATGATTTATCGTGGATGTGACGTACCGCATTGGCGAGAAAAGTTTAATCCACCTAAAACAACAGATTGGCAATGTCAATTATTTCTACATTATGTAGATTGTTTTGGTCCTTTTCAACAGTTTGCATATGATCGCAGAGAACAGTTATTCATTGAACCTATTGGTAAAAGTGAATATTATAAAGAATTAATGGAAACGACGGATAATGATAGAAAGATTCGTTTCTCTATCGTAAAACGAACTGAAGAGTCTGGAGAATAATGTGTCAATAAATATTGGTCATGAAGGTCAAATTCTAACAACTACATTTGAAAATAATTGGTATTGGTACTATGAAACTTTATTCTGGCCTGAACAGATTATGCGTATTCGTGAGATTTGTGAAAAAAGTGAAGAAGAAGAAGCGTTAACATATGGTATTGATAATCCAGAAAACGCCAATCATACTATTCGTAAGAACAAAGTATCTTGGCATGATAATGAAGAACTATATTCTATGATTCGTCCAACAATCGCTGATGTCAATCAACAAAGTGGATGGAACTACAACATTACTGCTATAGAGCCATTTCAATATACAATATATTATGGTGACCAAAATCATTATCACTGGCATACAGATACCATTGTAAATGATAGAACATTACAACCCGATTATCCAGAAGATCATATTCTAAAAAATACCGTTCGTAAAATCAGTTGTAGTATTCAATTGACAGACCCTAGTGAATATGATGGTGGAGAATTTGAGTTGTTATCATTAAAAGAAAAAAAAGAAGAAAATCGTGAAGAACAACTAAATCTTGATGGTTATAATGTAATGGAACCTATTAAACTACCACACTTTAAAGAAAAAGGTTCAGCATTATTCTTTCCTTCTTTTACATATCATAGAGTAAAACCAGTAACAAATGGTATTCGTAGAAGTCTTGTTATTTGGTTACGTGGACCTAAATGGCAATAACAATATAAACATTATAAATAGTCATAAGACTTATACAAAGAGGGTACTATGGCTATTCCTGCGACCAGAGAACAACATAAACAATATTGCCTTAGAAATCTAGGTTCTCCAGTTATAGATATCAACGTTGATGACGAACAACTAGAGGATAGAATTGACGAAGCATTACAATACTATCGTGATTATCATTACGATGGCACAGAACATGTTTATTTAAAACATCAAATTACTTCTTCAGATAAAACCAACAAATACATCTCTATCCCAGAAAATATTCAAGGGATCGTGAGAGTGTTTGATATTGGGGATTCTATTAATAGTTCAAATCTATTCAATATTCGATATCAAATTCATCTAAACGATCTTTTTGATTTTTCTAGTGCTTCATATGTTCCTTATGTGAACGCTATGAGACATGTAGAAATGCTTGAAGAAATCTTTGTTGGTAAGAAACCTATTCGTTTCAACCGTCACACAGATCGACTTTATATTGATATGGATTGGGAAACAGATGTTCTCGTAGATGAATACATCATCATTGATTGTTATCGCACAGTAGATCCAAATACATATACAGATGTTTGGGGTGATAGATGGTTACTTAGATATTCGACTGCTTTATTTAAAAGACAGTGGGGCGAAAATCTATCTAAGTTTCAAGGTATTCAACTTCCAGGAGGAATTCAATTTGACGGTGTTCGTATTCTAGGTGAAGCAAGAGAAGAAATTAATAAGTTAGAAGATGAAATGATTACGAGTTATTCATTGCCCGTCCATGATATGATTGGATAAATTATGGCGACGAATAAGTATTTCAATAACTTCTCATACGCCAGAGAGCAAGACCTAGTTGAAGATCTCACGATTGAGGCTATCAAGATCTATGGTCATGATGTAAAGTACATTCCAAAAACAATCGTAGCGAGAGATAACTTATTCGGTGAAGATCCACTGATGAAGTTTACAACCGCTGCTGATGTTGAGATGTATATCAAAAACGTGGAAGGATTTGAAGGAGAAGGTGATCTACTCTCAAGATTCGGTTTACAGATACGAGATGAGATGACTTTCACTCTTGCTCGTAAAAGATTTGATCAGATTCGTACAGAAAAGTTGATGACAGAAGTAGGTTATAATCTACTTACAGAACAGGCAAATACGGCTGTTCCATCAAGACAGTTTCTCACAGGGAACAATGAGACAGAATCTATCGTACTAGAAGCAGGCACTGCTAATGGATACTCAATCAGTTCTAATCGTCCATTAGAAGGAGATCTAATCTATTTTCCAATGGTTGATAAGATATTTGAGATCAAGTTTGTTGAACACGAACAGATTTTTTATCAAACCGGTAGATTACAGACATATGATTTACGTTGTGAATTATTTTCTTATAGTTCTGAAAAACTTGATACTGGATATAGTGAGATTGATATTGTTGAAGATCAATATTCACTTGATCAAACTTTCTATCAAACACTTCTTGAAGATGGCGAAGTTCTACTAGCTGAAGATGGTGATGGTATCGTACAAGAATTCCAAATTTCTACAATTGATGCACAAGCAGATAATGATACTGTATATAAATCTAATATACTAGAAGACGATATTATTGATTTTAGTGAAAAAGATCCATGGTCAGAGGGTAGATTCTGATGTTTGAGTATTTTTATCACGGTACAATTAGACGTTATGTTCAAGTATTCGGATCATTATTCAATGATATCCAACTTGTAAGAACGGATTCGAACGGTAATAGAGTACAAACACTTGCTGTTCCTTTAGCGTATGGACCCAAACAAAAATTTCTTGTCAGACTAGATACAAATCCAGATCTAGATAGAGAAGTTGCTATATCGCTTCCACGTCTTGGATTTGAGTTGACCGGCCTTACATATGATTCTACGAGAAAAATAAACTCCACTCAAAAGAATAGTTATATTATCACATCTGATAATACTCAGTTGAGAACACAATATACACCTGTTCCTTATGATATTACATTTGTGTTATCAGCGTTTGTGAAGAATGCGGATGATGGTACACAAATAGTAGAACAAATTGTTCCATATTTTAAACCAGAATGGAACGTATCAGTAAATCTAATACCATCTATGAATATAACTATGGATATACCAATTATATTGAATAGTATAGATTTTGAGGATGTATATGATGGTGATTATTCTACTAGAAGAACTATTATCTGGAACTTCAATTTTACTTTAAAAGGTTATCTATACGGACCAACTACAAACAGCGGACCAATTACAAGAATACAGATTGATCTACATGCTAATACAGCCTTAAATACTCCAAGGTCAAGTCGTCTTGTTACTGTTCCTGGATTATTAGCTAATGGCGCGCCTACTACAAATAGTGCAGCGTCTATTGATAGAAGTTTAATTGATGTAAATGATAATTATGGATTTGCTTCGAATACCTTCTTCTATACAGACGGTTTGATATATAATCCAAGAACAGGAAGTGATCAACAACCATGAGTTTCGATTCTAAATTCAGTCATGTACTAAACATAGATCCTCCTAATGAAGTGGAGGTTATAGAACCTAATATTAATAAACAAATAGAAGATGATTACGACTATGCTAGACGTAATTTAAGAGATCTAATTGACTCTGGAATGGGTGATTTAGATAGAGTTATGGAAATTGCTCGACAGAGTGAATCTCCAAGAGCATTTGAAGTGGCGACAAATTTACTTAAAACATTAACTGATACAAACAAAGATCTCCTTGAGTTGGCTAAGAAAAAGAAAGATATATTACAGACAAAAGAAGATAAACCGCAGAATGTAACCAATGCATTATTTGTAGGTTCAACTGCTGATCTTCAAAAACTTATTCAAGGAGAAAAAAATGCAAGAAGTTCAGTCGATTAATTCTCTCAGTGGAGACTTGACAACTCTGATTCTTCCATGGATTGCTGTTCTAGTATCAGCAATCATTGCGTTTATGTTAAAAGACTTTGTAACTAACTTTGCCAAAGGTATGGCGTTTCAAATGAACCGAGCCTTCAATGAAGGTGATAAAGTTATTCTTGATGGTTCAGATGCTATTATTGTAAAAGTTGGTATGAAACAAACAGTATTTGGTGTATTCAGTGATAAAGGATATACATGGAGATATGTACCAAATGAAAGAATACCATTTTTAAAGTTAGAAAAAGTAGTCGATCCTGAATTACACAAAGATAGTGAAGAAGAAAAAGGTAGAAGATTACAAAGAATGATTGATTCTGCACAAGATGAAAAGATTGATTCTAATCATAATCATATTGCAAAAAACGCAGAAGAAATAGAGAAGTTAAAAAACAAAGATGATAAAAACTAATTACGATTATTTTGTACAAAAGTTTCTAGAACCGTTTTTAGCATGTTTACTTTGTATGGTTCAAGGAGACTTAACTGTACTTACATTAAGTCATTTTATAACAGCAAGTAAAACAGCAGTGATTGCTTTAGTACTTACAGTAATGTTATCTTTATTTAATATAAATCATAGTAAATGGTTTGCATTGGCTTTAACTGGATTTGCCACTCTTGTTGCTGATATTTTAAGTCATCCATCTCGTTATGATGGCATATATACAGAATCTATGTTGACCGCAGGTGCTGCTATGTTACTCGCTTTAATGTTTGATAGAATTTTTAGAAGATATGTCTGATGCTTATTTAAGTAATCCGAATCTAAAAAAGATCGGTGTTGATATTGAATTTACTCAAGATCAAATTCAAGAGTACATTAAGTGTGCTCAGGATCCAATATACTTTGTAAAAAATTATGTCAAGATTGTTCATGTAGATAAAGGTCTTATTCCTTTAGATCTATATGCATATCAAGAACGAATGATCAATACTTTTCATAATAATCGTTTTGTTATCACAAAGATGCCGAGACAGTCTGGTAAATCAACTGCGGTCATTGGATTTATTCTTCATTATGTTCTTTTCAATGAAAATAAAAACGTAGCATTACTTGCCAATAAGGCAGAATTGGCTAGAGAACTTCTTGATAGATTAAAGAAAGCATATGAGAATCTACCTTTATGGATGCAACAAGGTATTGCTGTATGGAATAAAGGTTCTATTGAACTAGAAAATGGATCAAAAATTCTCGCTACATCTACGACGGGTTCTGCTGCTCGTGGTCAATCATTCTCTCTTGTCTTTCTAGATGAATTTGCTTTCGTTCCTCATGGTATTGCTAGTGAGTTCTTTAAGTCTGTTTATCCTACAATCTCATCTGGTCAAGAGACTAAAATGATTATAGTCTCTACACCATCGGGTATGAATCATTTCTACAAGATGTGGGTTGAGGCTGAAGAAGAACGCAGTAAGTTTATACCAATTGCTGTTGATTGGTGGGAAACACCAGGAAGAGATGAGAAGTGGAAAGAAGAACAAATAGCAAATACAAGTGAAGAAGATTTTAATCAAGAGTTTGCTTGCGAATTCTTAGGTAGTAGTAATACACTCATCAATGTAAATATACTCCGAAATTTGACCTTTGTCAACCCTAAATTTTCAAAAAATGGATTTGATCAGTATGAAGATATAAAAGAAAAACACGAGTATGTAATATCTGTCGATACATCTCGTGGCGTTGGTGGAGATAACTCAGCTTTCACTGTTATCGATATCACACAGATACCATATAGAGTTGTCGCTAAATTCAAAGACTCTACTATTTCACCTATTTTATATCCAGAGTTAGTATATAATGTAGCTAAGAACTTTAACAATGCTTTTGTTTTAGTTGAAATAAATGATATTGGCGAACAAGTTGCTTCTACTCTTTATAGAGACTTGGAATATGAAAATATTTTCATGACAAATATGAGAGGTAGATCTGGTCAAATTATTGGTAGTGGATTTGGCAATAAACCACAATATGGTGTAAGAACTACAAAACAAGTCAAAAGAATTGGTTGTTCTACCTTAAAAGATATGGTAGAGAATCAAAAAATTATTATACAAGATTTTGACATAATTGAAGAGTTATCTAATTTCATTAGTAAGAAGGAATCTTTTGAAGCCGATGAAGGATATCACGACGATTTAGTAATGTGTCTAGTATTATTTGGATGGCTTGTAAGACAAGATTATTTCAAAGAACTTACAAACACTGATATTAGAAAAAGAATACTAGAAGATAAAGAATCTATGATGGAAGAAGATATGTTACCGTTTGGTTTTAGATATGATGCGGCAAATGATGCAGAAATGATCGTAAACGATCCTTACAGTCTAGAAGATCTTAAAGACCAGTTTATTAATCGTTGGTAGACCATGGATCAACGAATAGAACAGATTGAAACTTCTTTTTCATACTCTCACTAATTTTTCTTTTAGTTTCTTCACTATGAGATTTGCCCATATGTGCCTTACTCATCTTAATACGAGTTTCTTTAGACTTGGGTTTACCAAGTTTAGCAAGACTCATTTTATGTCTGGTTTCTTCCGTTTTTCTCATATTTCTATTTATTAACTAAGTTTATTAAAAACGTTAAAAATATAAATAAAAAGAAAATGATATCTTTGTTCGTTTTAATCTAAGGAGTAAGAAATGGCATTCCAAGTTTCTCCAGGCGTCAACGTTAGTGAGATTGATCTTACTACTGTTGTACCCGCTGTATCAACATCTATTGGTGCTATTGCTGGACATTTTCGGTGGGGTCCAGTAGATAAGAGAGTTTTAGTTTCCCAAGAAACCGCTCTTGTAAGCACATTCCAGAAACCTAACGCAAATACTGCGGAAGACTTCTTCACAGCAACTAACTTCCTCTCATATTCAAATGCATTACAGGTAGTTCGTGTTGTAGCAACTGGTAACAGTTCTGTGGCCACCTCAGCACGTAATGCAACAACAAACGCTGCAAATACGTTAAACACTGTCATCAAAAACGAAGATGACTACGAAGATAACTATTCTACAGGTATCTCAAATGTTGGTGAATGGGTTGCAAAATATCCAGGGGAATTGGGTAACTCTCTCAAAATCTCTGTATGTCCAAGCGCACAAGCATGGTCAAATTCTATCGCTGGTACGATTGCTGTAACCACACAAACAACTGCTGTTACCGGTACATCTACTTTCTTTGATACACAATTAGTTGTTGGTGACCTACTAGAAATTGGTCCAGATAAAGAAAAAGTTCGTGTTTCTGCTATTGCCAACTCAACAGTACTAACACTTGAAAGAAAGTATACTGGCAACACTGTTAGTGGTTATGCTGCAACTCGTTATTGGGAGTTCTACAACTTCTTTGATATTGCACCAGGAACTTCAACATATGCTAATACTGCTAGTGCAACCGCTGATGAAATGCATATCGCTGTAGTAGATGAAGATGGTGAATGGACTGGTGTAAAGAATCAAGTTATTGAAGTATTTCCAGCCGTTTCTATGGCATCTGATGCTAAGACAGAAGATGGACGTAGTAATTACTATAAGGATGTTATTAATAATCGGTCACAGTATGTATGGTGGACTAAACATCATGCTTCTAATACAAATGCTGGTAAGAAAGCTTCTGGTGTTACCTTTGTTGGTGATACCGATGTACAGACCAGTTCGTTTGTAAACGGACGCGATGGTAATACACCAACCAGTGCTAACTATCTCTTAGGATATGACAAGTTCAAAAACGCTGAAGAAGTAGACGTAACAATAATTCTTGGCGCTTCTGCTAATGTTGTAAGAGCGCGTTATCTTATCGAACAAATATGTGAAGTTCGTAAAGACTGTGTTGCTGTTATTTCTCCAGAGAAAACAGACGTTGTAGACAATCGTCTCTTCGCTGGTTCAGAAACAGAAGACATCATTGCTTATCGTGATACTCTACCATCAAGTTCATATGGTATCATGGACTCTGGTTGGAAGTATCAATACGACAAGTACAATGACGTATATCGTTACATTCCAGCTAATGGTGATGTAGCAGGAACGATGGCTCGGACAGACAATCTTCGTGATCCTTGGTATTCACCTGCTGGTTTCAACCGTGGTCAAATCAAGAATGTCGTTAAAATGGCGTTCACACCTAATAAAGCTGAAAGGGATGAACTCTATAAGAAGGGCATCAATCCAATTACTACATTCCCAGGACAAGGAACTGTACTATTTGGTGATAAGACACTTCTTGCTAAACCAAGCGCATTTGATCGTATCAATGTTCGCCGTCTCTTTATTGTACTAGAGAAAGCTATTTCTACTGCTTCTAAGTTTACACTCTTTGAATTCAACGATGAGTTTACAAGAGCTAACTTTGTAAATCTTGTAGAACCATTACTCCGTGACGTACAAGGTCGCCGTGGTATCACAGATTTCAGAGTTGTTTGTGACGAAACAAACAATACTCTTGAAGTTATTGATCGTAATGAATTTGTTGGCGATATCTTTATCAAACCCTCTCGGTCAATCAACTTTATTCAACTAAACTTCGTAGCTGGCCGCACTGGTGTTGAATTTAGTGAAGTTGTTGGTCAAGTTTAATATAAATAAAAGTAAAGATAAGGAGTCATAAAATGGCATTTAATATTGCAGGGTTTCAAGGACAGCTAACTGGTGGTGGTGCTCGCCCCAATCTGTTTCAAGTAACCATTGACAATCCAGTTGACCGTGGTTCATTTATTAAGACCTCATTCATGGTTCAGGCAGCTCAGATTCCCGAAGCAACTCTTGGCGTAGCTACAGTCAACTACTTCGGTCGGCAGATCAAATATGCTGGTAACAGAGTTTTCGCTGATTGGACAGTTACAGTCATGAATGACGAAGACTTCCTAATCCGCGATGGAATGGAACGTTGGTCAAATGCAATCAACGGACTACAAACAAACATTCGTTCTACCGCTCTAGCGCAAGCCGCACAGTACAAGTCAAATGCTACCGTTACACAATTTGCTAAAACTGGAGAACCAATCAGAACTTACAACTTTGTCGGTCTGTTCCCATTAACAGTTGGTGCAATTGCACTTGATTGGGGTACAAACGACGCCGTTGAAACTTTTGATGTCACGTTCTCTTACGATTTCTGGCAAGCTGGTCAAGGTGTTGTAGGTCAGGTAACTGCCCCGCTCTTTGGTTAATATTAGTTTGTAGAGTATTAAAACGGTGGTTTCTATGAGACCACCGTTTTTTTATGTTTATCTTCATTTATAAATAGATAAAACAAAATACATTTTAGGAAATGAAAATATGGCAGTAGAGCTATTTGGTTTTAAGATAGAGAAATCTAATCAAGAACAACAAGAAAAAAATGTAAAATCCTTTGTTGCACCTAATTTTGAAGACGGCGCGGTAGAAGTCGCTGCTGGTGGTGTTTATGGTACTTATGTAGATCTAGAAGGTTCTGCTAAGTCTGAAGGAGAACTAGTAACACGTTATCGCGAAATGTCTATGCAACCAGAATGTGATAGCGCCATCGAAGATATCGTAAACGAATCAATCGTATTGGACAATGAAAACCCAATAGACATTGTTCTTGATGATTTGGAATACTCTGTTTCTTTTAAAAACAAAGTTAGAGAAGAATTTTATAACGTATTAAAACTTCTCGACTTCAATAATCAAGGATATGACATATTCAAACAATGGTATGTTGATGGACGTTTATATTATCACATACTCGTCAACGAATCAAAACCTAGGAATGGTATACAAGAACTTCGTAAAATAGACCCTAGAAAAATTAAAAAGATACGTGAAAAAATAACTGAAACTCATCCTCGTACAAGGGTAACAGTTGAGAAAGGGTTCAACGAGTACTACATCTATCATCCAAAAGGGATTACTTCTTCAGGCGCTCAAAACGCGGTAAAGATCGCTAAAGATTCTATCTGTCATGTTACAAGTGGTATAAACGATCCATCAAATAAGATTGTACTAGGATATCTTAACAAAGCAATCAAACCATTGAATCAACTTAGAATGTTAGAAGACGCAACTGTAATCTATCGTTTATCTCGTGCACCAGAACGTAGAATATTTTATATCGATGTAGGCAATCTTCCAAAGATGAAGGCTGAACAATATCTACAAGACATGATGACAAAACATAAGAATCGTCTTGTCTATGATGCTTCGACTGGTGAAGTTAGAGATGATCGTAAGTTTATGACAATGTTAGAAGATTTCTGGCTTCCTCGTAGAGAAGGTGGTAGAGGCACCGAGATTACTACACTTCCAGGCGGTCAAAATCTTGGAGAGATGGACGATGTAGATTATTTCCGTCGTAAACTCTACAAGTCTCTGAATGTTCCTGTCACACGTATGGAAGCAGAGAATCAGTTTAATCTTGGTAGATCTACAGAAATTACTCGCGATGAGTTAAAATTTTCCAAGTTTATAAAAAGACTTAGAAATAGATTTTCACATCTATTTGATAATCTTTTAGAAATACAGTTAGTTCTAAAAGGTGTAATATCAAGAAAAGATTGGAAAAAAATTCGTGAAGATATCTACTACGAGTTTGCTCATGATAACTATTTTGCTGAATTAAAAGAAGCAGAAGTATTAAGAGAAAGACTATCTCTTGCCAATGAGATTGATGGTTTTGTTGGTAAATACTACTCAATGGCTTGGGTTCGTAAGAACATTCTTCAAATGTCTGAAGAGGATATTGAAGAGATGGATAAAGAGATCAAAGAAGAATCTGATGATCCTGATAGTCCTATGAATGATGATGAAGATAACAATCAAGATGATACTCCAATGGAATCTATAAACGCGAATACAGTAATAGAAGAATTTCAACCAATAGAAATGTCAGAAGAAGATAAAAAACTCGTTAGTAAAATGACATCCTTATTAGAAAATATAGAGATGAATGATGATGAGGAAGTCTGATGAAAGACATAGAAAACGCCAAGTTATTAGCAGCATCTCTAAAACTCGCTAAACAAGAAATCTCTAAAAACGTAAAAGAACTACGTGAAGAGATAGAAGAGATCAAAACTATCGAAGGACCACCTGGACCGCAAGGTCCAAAGGGTGATCGTGGTGATGCTGCTGAGTCTGTCATTGTAGAAGCCGTTGGTCCTAAAGGTGAGAAAGGAGACAAAGGAGATAAAGGTGACGCTGGCAATGCTATACTCAAAGCAGGAATATTCGAAAATCGTTTAATCTTAAATTTCTCTGATGGCGAACAACTAGAAGTTGGTGAAGTTGTTGGACCAAGAGGCGGTAGAGGACCAAAAGGGGATCTTGGTGAACAAGGTCCAGTCGGTCCCGTAGGACCTCAAGGTGAACAAGGTATTGCGGGTCCACAAGGACCGAAAGGAGATAAAGGTGATAAAGGCGATAAAGGCGATGTGGGCGCTAGAGGACCAGTCGGTATTCAAGGGATTCAAGGACCACAGGGCGAAAAAGGAGAAAAAGGAGAAAAAGGAGTCCCAGGTGAAAAAGGCGATATCGGACCTGTTGGACCCAGGGGCGATAAAGGTGATAGAGGCGAACAAGGGATCCCAGGTCCAATCGGACCGCCGGGGGCAGATGGTAGACTTGTTGATCTAAAACCTCTTAAACAAGAACTAGAAGAAGGCTTAAAAAACTTTAGAGATTCTATAAGTGCTCAAGTAACAAGATTAGCATTATCTAGTAGAAGTGGTGGATCTTCTGGATCTGGTGAAGTTTGGTTACATCGTCTAGATGATGTGGACTATAATACTGTTAAAAGTCCATCAGACGGTCAAGCATTAGTATATAATGCCACTAAAGGTAAGTGGGAAGCAAATACTGTTCCTAGTCCTAATACGTTTACTACTACAATTACAACTCAACATATTATACCAGATCAAGATGAAACTTATGACTTAGGTACTTCTTCAAAGAAATTTAGAGATCTTTATATTTCTGGCGGCACAATATATGTTGGTAATAACTCTTCTCTTTTCGCTAACTCTAGTGGTTGGTACGCTACTGTAGAGGGTGGTAGTGTAACAGCAGTACAAACAGAATCAACGGTAGGTGGCACATATGTAACAAATACTGTATTCCAAACAACTCTTGCCAATACCAACTCTTATATTGCTACCGTTTCTGCTACTGAAAGAACAGCATTAGCTAATACCAATAGTTACATTGCCGCTGTAGAAACAAGAGAAGCAGCGCATACTGCTAATACTTTATTACATTTAGCTAATACCAATAGTTACATTGCCGCTGTAGAAACAAGAGAAGCAGCGCATACTGCTAATACTTTATTACATTTAGCTAATACCAATAGTTACATTGCC